GATTCTTTAACTGCTGCCCATTATCTAATTCTGGGCGTGGCATGGGAAGAAATGGATATCTTGAAGATGCAGGTAAATTCTCTAATATTTGGACTTCTAAAAGAAGAATAAGTGCTACACAATTAGAAATAACAATATTTGTTTCTTGGGCTGTGGATGTGCATCAAGCAACAGGAACTAATGGTAACACTTTATATCTTCCACCATATTATAGGGATGATTATTGGAGATATACTGGATTCTCAGTATTAACTAATTTCATTTCAAATCAAAAAGACACTTCCATGGCAGATGAACTTTTAGCTAATAATTCAATTACATTAGGTGATGGAAGCGATGCATATGGATCTTTTATTGGAACAGCATTATATCCATCTGTGGTTTTTGATGTTATAGCTGTTCCTGGGAATGCGGGTGTTGATGTAAATTACGGAGCAACATCACAAATTAATTTAGCATAATAAAATGTCTGTTTTTACAAATTGTGGAGCATATCTACCTGGGCAAAGGCCCATAAATGTTCCTCCACTTCCTCCTGCTGGGGGGAGTATAATAATAGTTCCTAAGCCCATAGAAACTAATGAAGACCCCCCAGTCATAATACCCCCAATTTCTAGATTTCCAGACAGACCATCTATACCAAGTTATCCTACTAGCTTACCAACATATCACCCTGCAAGTATAGATGATAAATATAAATGTATTAATAGCCCAGCAGCTTATTGTCCTCCGCCAAATGAAAATACTGTAACTGAATATATTGCTGAGTGCGTACCGTGCAATGGTAAGGAGGGTCAGGAGTTTGGTAATCCACCACCGTCAGATCCAGATTGTGTTCCTTATGAGCAATGTATTGAGACTTGCCAACCTTTACCTGGGTCACAATGTGTAACTCCACCAAACCAGACTGGAACGGGGGTTGTAATATCAGTAAAGCTTCCTGATGAGTCAGAGCCTACAAATACTGGTGGGGGTGCCAATACTCAAATACCTCAGGGACCAACATCTAATGGTAATATTACTAGTTTTATAGCTAATGGATCAATAACAAAAGATACCTTTAATCAAATAAGTTTTACAGTAGCCGCTAATATTCCAATATCTTTAGGGCAGTTTTATATATTTTTCCCGGTAAATAATTTTGCTGGTGAGGCTACTGCTAGAGTTATAAATTACACGGGCAACACGCTGGTCCTTGAGCCGGTAGCATATTCTCAAAGTTTCCCAGAGGGAACAACCACCAATATCCAAGTAATATTATCTACCATAGGTGGTAATTCAAATACAGTAATCCAACCGCCAGCAAATCCAGGATATGGATCTATTCAAGTAAACACTCAATCAAACAATTTTAACAATGTAAGCTTGAACATTCAGAATCAAGTATATGCAAATACAAATCAATTATTAGGGCAACTAGTAAATACTACTTTTCCAACTGGTAGAAATTACGATGTTAATATAGATTTACTAGCATCTAAAGCTTACAATGAAAAAATAATATCTTTATTAAATAACTCAGAGAGTAGCATATACAACTCTAAATTAAATTTCTTCTCTACTTCCCAAGAAAATAAAAGTACAGGAACTAAATTTGTATCTAATTCTTTTTATACAAATATCTTTAATCTAACAGTTGCTGAAGAAGTTCATTATTTTTTAGCTAGAGAAAACAGCGGACAGACATGGAATGAATCTAATTTATATAATCTAACACTAGAGAAAATAGGTGTATCATTAAACCCAAATTTATTCAAGGCACTAAACTCTATACACGTTCCAGGGTCTTTTAAAGTAAATGTAAATGATTTTTTACAAACTATAAAAAAGCATTTAGTGACAGGCACCTTGTCACAGTTTGATTGTGATTATTATATAAATTTAGCTAAAAGACAAGAGAATGGTTATTTTAAAAACTATTCAAATACATTTTCAAAAACCAAAAAAGATTTAGCTTCCTTAGTATCTTTAAGCAAGGGATCAATAGCAGCCAACACTGATGATAAAGACGAATATAACAAAAGCCAAATAAGAAGACAAAGAAGATTAAATGAAGAAGTATACGCTAAAACATTTGTAATAACATTAGAAGGGGATACTAAAGAATTTTATATACTAAACCCTGGAGCCAAGGTCAATAAGTTACTAGACCCAGAAGCAGACATTTACGAAGATTATAATCGTTTTGCCGAGAATAGCCCAGGGGATGGTTATTACATTTATTTTAGTTCAGTATCTGAGGGTTGGATTCCTTTCAAATATTATACTATGGTTTCTGCTGCAACCTACGCTCCGCCACAAGTTAGATTTGAAGCTTTAACAATAATAGGATCTGACCCATCAATTTATTTAAGAGCTACTTCAACTAGTTCAAACCATGAGTTTGTTTCTGGGTATGTTCCATCCATAAATGTTTCTCCATTATACTTTAAATTAAATCTACAATCTATTAGTTCAAGTCCAACATATAATGAATTTGTTGAAACATTCACCGCTTCATATGACTTAATAAACGATCAAGCATTAATAGACGAGCATTGCGATAGTAACGGGTTCGCAGTTATAAGAGCGAATATAGATTATGACGATCCTCTCTATCAGTATGCTCTTGAAGCAAGTTCAATCTCAATTAGCCAAAATGAAATAAATCTTAGATACTTTGGAACCAATCTAATGCTCGGTCAGGATAAGATTCTGACTAAAAATATTCCTCATGGAATAATTGTCACTCCAACAAAAGGATCTAGATTTAATCCATTTAATTCAAGATCAAAAATAAGAGTATTTGAAAGTTCAGTAACTAGAGAATTAGGATTTTATCCAAGCTTTGATTTACCAGACACTGATCAAACAAATTCTGTTTTAGACTCAAAATATTTCTACGAAGAAAATATAGAAGGTAATAAAGTAGGATTAGTTGAGCCAGAGAATGTTCATGGAATAACTTATAGATATAATCCTAGTTCTGAAAATTTTACAAATGTTATATATTCAAAAGATTTAGGAACTTACATAAGTTCTTCTGTTTCTCCACCGTCATCATATGGCATATCATACTTAATAAAAGATGTAGTTGATAAGTTAATAGAAAATTATAACCCTCAATCTTTAACTTGGTTTGATATTTTTAGAAGAATGACACTAAATAAATTTTCAGAATTTTATTATGATAACTCAAATTTAGTATTAGATAAATTAGCTAATGGCTTGAGAAACGGTATAACAATAAGGAATGTTTTAAATAGGCCAGGATCTCTTTTACAAGAGATTCTTCCTGATGATGATATGGTTATAATTAAAGTTGAGGATAGATAATGCCTTTATTTATTTTAGACGGTGATAAAACTAAAGGGCATTCCCCTGGTTGTTGGGGGCCCGCCACAATTAAAGGTACAACTTGTTTAAATGTTAAAATAAATAACAAAGCACCAATTATTGTTGGAGACGTTTTTTCAACTCATCAAGGGCCAGCTAACTGTGGAAACAACCCAACCCATACCCCAGCGATGGTCCCGGCTGCAATGAGCAATACTGTATTTATTAATGGTAAAAAAGCATTAAGAGATTCAGATATTTTAAATTGTGGAGACAGCATGAACTCTGCGGGTGGTAATGTTTTTTGTGAAGGGGGTGGGTTAGGGCCTACTGGATCGACCACAAGCGGAACATCTGTAAACTTTATTGTCGGAAAACCAGTTATAGAATCTTATCCTCCAACTGTATGGAAGAGAAGGTGTACATTTAATCGTAATAATTTAGGTCAAATTATAAGCATTACATTTTTGGACTGGTGCAGTACCAGCTTTTCGCCAGTTGCTTATACACCGCTAATAGACGAGTCTACAGGGCAAGTCTATAAAAACTATTCAACTCAAGGAGCACCAGATTTACCCTCATATGCTAATCAATATTTAAGAAATCCAATTCCTTTAACATTTTTTACTACTGATTATATTACTCCAGGTATAACTCTAGAATCAAACGGCACAATATCTGGTATTCCATCTAGTAGTTTTATGCTTTCAAGAACAATTAAAATTTACGCTAGAAACAATTTTAATTCTTCTTTTAATTCTGATCCATATAATGCCCACCTAACTTATGTTAATGTGGAGAACTGTTAAATTTAATGTAAACATAAATTAAATATTATTAACTTAAATTAATAATACGGGATAAATAAATATAGTATAGAACTATACGGAGATTTAAAATGCGCGGAATTACTTTAAGCGAAGAGTTTGTTAATCAGATTGTCGGCAAGACTGCTGGCAAGGTTTCAGAATCAACCGAGGCTTCACAAACGGAAGCCCACGTTTGCCCCCTATGCGAATCACACCTAGAGGAGCCAATCTCAGATGAGAAGATTGAGGAGCACGTTGAGTACTTCCTCGATATCAGCTATGAGAACTTTGAGATCGTTGGCGATTCACTAGACGAAGAAGAAGCCGTAGAGGAAGAAGGCTCAGAGGAGCTAGATGAGTCAGGTGAAGTCGGTGATGAGGCCGAAGAGGAGCTAGAGGACGTTGACGAGGCTTCATGCGGTAGCAAGATGAAGCCAGGAAAGGGCAAAGTAACTGCCAAGAACCAGCCTGGGGTTGCTGGAAAGATGGGTAAGGGCAAGAAGCCAGGATACTGATATGTTGCCTGACAAGAAGGCTATTAGAGACGCATCTAAGTTTGCGTCTCTATCTGAGCAAATTCTTCAAGGTATGGTTCCAGGGGCTAAACCAAGTTCAGCCCCTGCTCCAACTCCTACCCCTTCTAGACCTACATCTCTTGATATTAAAAGAATACAAGTACCAGATGCTTTAGTTGAAAGTATCGTTGGTATGAGTAAAAAGAAGGTCCAAGAAGAGGTTCAAGAATCAGAACAAGTTGTAGCTGAAGCTAAGATAGAAAGCTTAGTTAAAAGACTAAGTGCTCTATTAGAAGAAGCTAAACAACTCATGTCAGAAGAAACTTTTGCTGGACAGCTTGCGATAGGTCCAGGAAAGCCAAAGACTAATAAAATAAAGAGAGCCAAGCGTTGAATCTCCTAAATCTAATAAATGAAACCAGAGCTACAATAGCTAAGGGATCTAAGGAAGGAAGAACGAAAGGCTTGATGTCTGGTTCAAAGTCTCACGTTCAACCATCCAAATCAAGAGTAAAGAATTACCGTTCTATCACAGACGCTCTATCAAAAGGTTATGTTGGTCAAATGTTTACAACAACAGGTGCCGACAGAATCTATGTAACCACTGTTAGAAAGTGGGGCAAAGATCCAGAACAGATGAGATCAGGTAGAGTCGCTAAGGGATTTAATGGATATAAAGCTGCCGAAAAGTATTCAAGAAATACTTTTAAAAGACACGGGCACCTTAACCAAGGTAAAAAGAATAAAAAGGATAAGTAATCATGCTACTAGTTGAATACAGAATACTTGATAAATTAAAAGTCGTTAACGAAGGAACTGGCTCAGATAAGAGAGTAAAACTGCTAGGAAAGTTCCAGAAGTGCGACGAGCAAAACAACAACGGCAGAATCTACCCAAGACAAATTCTTGAGAATCAAGTAACTGCTATTCAAGAGAAGATCAAAGACAGATCTCTAGTAGGTGCTCTAGACCACCCACCAAACGATGCCATTCATCTCTCACAGGCTTCCCATGTTATAACTAAGCTTTGGGTAGAGCCAAATGGTGATGTTATGGGTGAGTGCGAAATCCTCTCAACTCCAAACGGTCAGATTGTTAAGGCCCTACTAAATGACGGAGTTAAGATTGGCATTTCAAGCAGAGGTCTTGGAAGCGTATCAGAGAGCAAGATGGGAAAGGTTGTAAACGAAGATTTCAAGCTAATAACTTTTGATCTTGTTTCTGACCCATCAACCAAGGGGGCTTACCCAAGCCTAACAGAATCAATCAGAGAGAACAGCGAGAGAGCTAAGAAGATTGTATCTAAGATGAAGAATGAAAGAATTCTTCTAACTGCCTTAGAGAAGAAGATCGACGAAGCTTTAAATGAGGCTAAGAAGAATAAGAAGAAGAAGGGCAGATGCTGGGATGGGTATGAACCAGTTCCAGGTAAAAAGCCTTACTCAAAAGGTAGTTGCCGCCCTAAGTAACATAAATTAAAAAAAATTAATTAAATTTAAGTTTAATTAATAAATAATTTTATAAGGATAATTATGAGCAAGGACACTAACATTTTAACAAGTATATCAGATCTGCTGCCAGAGGGTCTTGATGAATCAACTCTCGGCCAGATCGCTAACTTAGTTGCGAAGAAGATTGAAGAAGAAGTTAAACTTCAGATGTCAGACCTTACAACTAAGGTCACCTCATTCATAAGAGGCAACATTGAGAAGCTTAAGGAGCACGCTGTTAAGGAGCTAGAGTTAGAGAATGAGACGTTCAGAAACTCAAAGCTTTTCGAGACAGTAAGATCAATGTTTGCCGTTGAGACCACAAATGAGGATCATCTAAATGGAATAAGCAATCTAGCTTCAATAAGCGAAAGCCAAGAGCAAAAGATTGAAGTTCTAGTCGGGGAAGTTGATAAGCTGCTAAGAGAGAATGTTCAGCTAAAGAAGATCAACAAGGTCCTCGGCGGAAAGAACGATAAACTAGAAGAATCTGTGGCTAGCTTGAAGGAAAGCTTCAAGGTAGCTTCTGGTAAAACTCAGACTAAACATATGTCTGATTCGGCAATAATTGTCTCAGAGCAAAATTTCAAGCTCAAGGACAGAGAGGAAAAGCAGGAACAGAAGGCCAAGGTTAATGGTAACGAATGGCTAAATGAAAATATCATTTCTGCTTCAAAGAAGTTAATCAAAGGATAAGATATGGAACTAGATAGAAATGAACTTTTAAAGCGTTGGGAGCCATTGCTTGAGGGAATTAGTGACCAAGGCATGGCCTACCAGACTGCGAGACTAATGGAAAACCAGGCGAAGTCCTTCGTAGCTCAAAAACTACGCGAAGAGGATATCACGACTGGTACGACCACTGTTGGCAAGTTAAGCACTTACCAGAAGTGGGCTTTCCCAATGATCCGTAGAATCTACCCAGAGTTAGTATTCAACAAGATTGGATCAACTCAGGCTATGGATGGCCCAGTCAGCCAGATCTTCTACATGGGCAATTCAAGAGTATATGGAAACTCAGTACAGACAATGTACTCACAGTTCCGCATCACTCCACTAGGTCTTGCCGCTGGTCCAATTGGATCAACGTCAGCCGCTACCACTGCTGGATGGAGCACTTCACCAAGCTTTAACAGCAGTGCTCTACAAGTAACTGGTTCAACATTAGCGTTTGATACTTCAAACGTAATTGCTTCACAGTATGGCGCACCAAGCACAACTTTTGGTGGAAAGCTAGCTTCATGGCCTAATGCTTCAACCACTCTAGGCTGGAGCGTTTCTGCTGCTGAAAGATTAAAGACCACTGGTATTCCAGAGGTTACGATGCACATTCAGAAGCAGACGGTACAGGCGAGAGAGAGAAAGATGAGAGCCCTCTGGACTCTAGAGGCCGCTCAGGATCTCAAGGCGTACCACAACCTAGACATGGAAGCCGAGTTAACGGAGCTTCTATCAAAGGAAATGAATCTCGAAATAGACAGAGAGCTAATCGAGGACGTTAGAATGATTGCCTACGGAATCAATTCACAGCAGGGCAATCCATTCGGCGGATGGTATCTAAGATCACTATACAACGGTGGTGCGGATAGCTTCCCAGGAATTGGTGGTCTAGCTGGAGCTACTGGAAACGGTGGAAACTTTACTCCAGGTGCTTACGATTACGATTGGGATAACTCAACTTTCGCCACCCTACAGGCTGAGAAAGCTGCCATGGCGGATAACGGAACTCTTGATCCATCAGCTTCAAACGTCTATGTAATGGATCTAAACAGATTTGTCACTACGACAAATACTTTTGCTCCACAGCACCTTGGTCACCTGTACTCAAACGTCCTAGCTCTAATCAACTTTGCTAGCCAGGACATCTACAGAACCACTCTAAGAGGCCCAGGCACCGTCCTGATCACCTCACCACTCATCGCTTCACTCCTAGAGTCAGCGGCGAAGCTAGAGGGTGGCCTGCCAAAGGAAGGCAACCCAACCAATCAGCAGGGCAACAGTGTTGCTTATGTTGGTAAGTTCATGGGTAAGTACGACATGATTGTTGACCCACTATTCCCAGAAGACGAGATCATCGTCGGATACAAGGGAAGTGGTCCAATGGATGCAGGCTTCTTCTACTGCCCATACATCCCAATCATGAGCCTAGAGACTGTAACGGATCCAGAGACCTTCCAGCCAAGAAAGGGTATCTTAACGAGATACGGTAAGGTCGCTATCCAGCCAGCCTCAAGATTCTACAGAGTCGTTAGACTAATCGGTGCGGGAGCTTCATTCATCACGAAGGAAATCTTCCGTAACAGCACTGCCTTCGGCACGACTGCTGGATACTGATCCTAGCTTAAACTAGGAAAAGTTTAAAGGCCCGGTTTAAACCGGGCCTTTTTCTTTTATACAGAGTAAATACTAATATATAAAATAAACATATGGCTATTGGAATTCCTAACGTAACTCAATATGGTTCTTCTTATGGTAGTTTTAATGGCATAAGATTAAAGGATTATAAAGCTCCTGAGCCTAAAACAGCAAGCTTAAATAATGCTGATGCCAAAGATTTAGTAGAATTTAAATCTTTTGAGCAAACTATTAAAGATTATGTTTTGGCTAGATTAGGGCACCCAACAGTTAGAGTTGAGTTAACAGACTTTCAAATTCAGATTTGCATAGAGGAAGCTACATCAAAGTTAGAATACCATGCTCCACATTGGATGAAACAATATGCGGTGTTGGATGCTTCCGCTAATGTTAATTTATACGAGCTACCACAAGAGATAGCTAATAATTTAACAGACGTTTACTTTAGAAGAGGCATATTTACTCTGGGTGCTACGCCAGGATCACTTGAGTATGATTTTGCTATCATGTTCTTTACCAACACTGGACTATTTAATAACTATAATGTTAGCCAGTATATGTTGATGCAGATGTACCTAAAACAAATAAATAAAGTTTTAGGTAATAGCACAAGTTGGGACTTAATTAATAATAAGTATCTTCAGATATTCCCTATTCCAAGTAGCTCTGATGAAATCATACTAGAGTTTAGAGGGCTAGATGCTGCTACAATTCACCCAGCTTATAAGAATTGGATTCAAAGATATACTCTGGCTGTTGCGAAAGAAATACTAGGCAGAGCTAGGTCGAAATATCAGACCCTACCTGGGCCAGGGGGTGGCACGAGATTGGACGGAGATGCCCTTCTAGCTGAGTCTAAAGAGGAGAAACAGCTACTCCTTGAAGAACTCAAGACTGAAATTCAGAACCCACCTTTATTTGATATAGGCTAATGCAAAGATTTAAGGTAACAACTCCCCCAACAGAAATACAGGATTCTAACGAGTCCTCTTTGCTTTCTTTATTTGATAAGAGCAACCCAGATAAAAATTTATTTAATCTGGTTGACGATGAAATTATTAAGTTATCTGGGTCGGAGATACTGGTCTACAAGTATATGAAGTCTGAAGATTATGATGACGTATACATGGAAGGTAACTCAAAGCCAATATTAAAAGATCCAATCTTAGTATTTGGAAACTATGATCCAAGACCTCTTGAGGAAAATTTAACTCAGTTTGGAGTTGAGGTACAAAACGATCAAGTATTTATATTCAATAAATCCTATATAGAAAGAAGAATAGGAAGATCAATAATTCCAGGTGACATACTAAAAACCGTATTCCAGAATATGAAGTTTGAAGTATATCAAGTTCAGGAAGAAAGTTTTGAGTCATATGGAGTTTATCATTTAATGGTTTATGCGAAGCTTCTCAGAGATACTGAAGATGTGCATAATGAACCATTAGATAGATCAGACAATACTGGGGGCAAGCTGTGAGCCATTCAAACGATAACATATTAGCAAAAGTAATTGACCTAACTGAGAACTATCACTTTTCAGTAAAAAGAAATATCTATAGAGAAACACTTAGACAATTACTTAACATATTTGGGAACATATACTATCTTGATGGATCTAATACAAGAACAAAAGTAAAATGCACTACTGGCAAGCCTGATAGGCCAACAGGTAAAGATGCTAATGAAAACAATTTAGTTCTTCCCTACATAACTATCTCAGAGATTGGAAGCGAGGAAGCGGATGGTCGAAGAAGAGTCCATAACCTTTTAGTTAATGAAAAGATATGGGACGTAAAAGAAAATAGAGCCAAGAGATATCTAAGCCTAGCTCCAAAAGCAATAAATATTAATTACGAAATTAATATTTGGGCTAAGTACAATGCTGATCTGGATCAGATAAGATATTCAATCTTTAGCCTATTCCATCCATCCTTAGAGATAAGAACAAACTTCTCAGATTTTACTAAGGCTTTCGTAAAGAATGAATCAGATATCAGTAGCCCTCAAGCTGGGGATACGACTGACAGACTGATACAAAAAACAATTTCAATAACAGTAGAAACTTACCTTCCTTCTCCAAAGTTTTTATATACAAACACTGGAGAAATAAAATCATTCAATGCTGAAGTTACTTTAGTTGATACGAGAGCATCAGTCACTGAGGAAGTTGAAGGCACTAATGTAAGAGTAGTTGAGGTAGATAGAACTGGAGGAGAGGCTGGACCTAGCAGAACTTTAACTCTGAGTGGATCACTAGTAGATGTAGATATAAATTCTGTTACGTTTGGTGACGTTCTTGTTTGGAATGGTGATTATTGGGTAGCTTCTGGGTTAGCAGAATTAATTGGTGGAGAAAATTTAAATCACCAAGTACTAACTAATAGAGGTGCTTTAGATGCCCACCCTCAATATGCTTCAAGCTCAGTCAGTGCTTATGTCTTTGGATTAAGCTCGACTGCTTCCAGTATACAAGCTTCTACAATATCTCTTTCAAGTTATATTGCAGCTAATGAAAGTTCTTGGCTTGATGCAGGAGCAACATATCTATCAGCTTTATTAGATGTTGATGTAAGCTCAAATCCACCATCAGGAGGAGCGTTATTATATTACAATTCTTCTTTAGAGAAATGGATTAATATAGGTCCAAATACAGGAGAGGCACAATTCCCTGTATTAACATACGATAATGGTGATCCAAGTTGGACAGATTTTAGTGTCCAAGATTTGGCAAATGTTAATCCCACAGCAATCCCAAATGACGGGGATGTCTTATACTACTATGGAGGTCCAGTAAATAAATGGGCACCAAAAACTGGAGTAGTCTTCCAAGCAGTTCAATCACTTATTGCTTTTAGAAATGATGAACAATTAGGAAGCACTCTGCAACAAGAGTCTGGGAATTATAATATAAGAGTAAGCAGCACAGATGATTCTATTGTACCTTCTGGAATTATTAATGATTCAAATTACTTAATATTAAATTTAACAGTAAATGGAAGTGCATTAGTATTACCTCAATATGCTTCAAGTTCAGTAAGTGCTGATATACAATCTGTAAGTGCGTATGCGTCAGGTGTTAGTTCTATCGTAGAATCTCACTTAGCCTCTGCTGTTCATTGGGAACTCTCAACTCTAAATACAAACTATCTAAATGCTTCAGGTGATTCAGCGAATGCAGGATTCTATCTAAGCTCTGTCAGTGCTACAAATATTAGTGCTACAAACTATTACAATCTTCCAAGCTCTACAATACCATGGAAAGAAGCTGAAGATATAGTATTGTGGGTAAAGAATGATTCAAATTCAATTCCTATCCCAAAGGGAACTCCTGTAGCAATTGTAAGTGCTACTGGATCAAATATATTAGTACGTCCTTTATCTTCAGTCAATAACCATGTACCAGAGGCTGTAGGGTTCTCCAATCATGTTGCTGGTCTAACACAGGATACTCTTTCCGGTAATGGACAAGGCCACATAATTGTAGAAGGACTTTTAGTTGGGGTAGATACAAAAGATTTTGACGAAGGTGATTGGCTTTATGTTTCTTCTAATGGTGCTTTAAATAACATAAGACCCCCTGCACCTTACGAGTCTCATCCAGTGGGGATTGTAACAAGATCAAATCAAAATAACGGAGAGATTCTTGTAAAAATTGAAAACGTCCCTGAAATAAATGACATAGTAGGATTCAATCTTTCTCCCACCTTGATTGATGGAGATTTAATAACTTATGTAAGTTCTACTGGCACATTCATTAACAAGCAGTCAATCAGTTTAAGTGGAACAATCAAAGCCCCAACGCTTTCAGGCACTGTAGTATCCGCCGGAACTCTCCATGTAGGTGGATCAGATGGTATCATCAAAAACAATAATGGTGATATTATCATTAGTGCTACAAATGGAATTATAAGATTCCCATATGGGTTGAGTGCTGCATCGGTCAGCACTACAACATACACTGGACTTCCTTCAAGCACTGCATTATGGAATGCTAATAAGCTGCAAGGCAGAGATGTATTAGATCAAGCCCCAAGCACGGGCCAAGTACTAACTTGGAATAGTACTAGATGGGAGCCTTCAACTGTATCAACAGGTGGAGGGCCAGGGGGAGTAACAGATCATGGTGCTTTAACAGGACTATTAGATGATGATCATCCTCAATACGCTTCAAGTTCGGTCAGTGCTCAAATAAACTCTGTA